TATAGCCTGGTTGGGCATGAATTTAATATTAGTAGCACTCAACAGTTGGGAGAAATATTTACGGAGATGGGTATTTCATCACCCGTTAAAACTCCTAAGGATAAGGAATCGTGGAGTGAAGTTGCACTAGTTCAAATAGATAATGAGTTGGCAGGATTAGTCCGTCAACATCGTTCTCTTGAGAAACTCCAGTCTACATATATTAATCCATATATAGAGACTGATAGTCTCCACACCTCATTCTGCAATTGGGGAACATTGACAGGAAGGCTCTCGTCTAGAGAACCCAATCTTCAGAACATTCCTCGTACCCACTTTAAACTTAGTGATAGGTCTTTAACGGATGAAGAGAGGGAAATTGTTAGGGGTAGGATAACTGCTATTGTAGCGTCCAAGTCTAAGGGGGAACTATCTGATATTACACTTAGTAATCGTGTTTTAGATACATGGGGCTTTGTCGGGGATGAATCTTTTGACGAATCTAATGTAGACCAAGTAGCAGTACGAAGGTTATTTATACCTAGACCTGGGTATACCCTAGTCAGCTTTGATTACTCTCAAATGGAAGTACGTGTCTTTCTGAGCTATCTTCATAACACTGAGATGGATGAATTGTTAACTAGAGATGATGTAGATTTCCATAGTGAATCAGCTAAGATAGCCTTTGGTATTACAGAAGACCATGACGAGTTTAAATTTTATAGGCAAATGGCAAAGAATATTACGTTTGGTATTCTATATGGATTGGGGAATAAAAGGCTAGCTCAACAACTTAGTACTACAACGGAGCAGGCTAAAGTTTATAAGCAACAATATTTTAAGAATATCCACGGTTCCCGCTCTTTTATTAATAGAGTTATTGCTACTGTTGAACAACGGGGATGGATAAAGAATCGGTATGGTCGCATATATAAAATTGCTAATACACTTGGGTATAAAGGTGTTAACTATCTAGTACAGGGTACTAGTGCTGATATTTTAAATGAGAGGATGATATATGTACACGAGTATCTTAAAGATAAAAAGAGCAACATCTTGTTGCAAGTGCATGACGAAATCATTTGTGAAATTCATGATGAGGAAATACGAGAATTACCACCGCAAATACAACTCATACTAGAAGCAAACAGTTTAGATATACCACTTAAAGTTGATATGGAAGTATGCCAAGGTTCCTGGGCTACTAAAATTGATTGGTCTAAGTGGGATTTACCAAATAAGAAATGTGATATAATAGAAGAATACATAGATTGGAATTAGAGGAGGTACAGAATGGCTAAAGTAAGTGTACATCTAGGGTTTACCTTTAGAGTAGGTGACCTGTCAACGAATCAGTATGGTCGTGTAGACCTCAATATAGACCAGATAGATACAACCCTACCTATAAGCCAGCAGATTGATGAAGCTGGTATGGTGGCTGATCAGATATGGGATGTTGTTAAAGGTAGAGTTGATAAACAAATTGAAGGGGTGTTAGATAAATAATGAAAGATACTGCTAAAGACGTTATTGATGAACTTCTAGGAAATAAGAAGCTTAATGTGAAACGGGGTAATAGTGAGGAGCTTGGATACGATAAGATACCTTTCGGTATACCTGCACTAGATAAGCTTACAGGCGGAGGTATCGCTAAGAAACGTATTACCCTCCTGTATGGCCCTCCTAATGTGGGTAAAAGCTTTCTAGCTTCTCAAATAGCTGTCAATGCTCAAAGTGGCGGGGGCATTGTAGGGTGGGTTGATACAGAGCAGTCTTGGGATTCCAAGTGGATGGCAAAGTGTGGCTTGGAAACTGAGAATGTACTGGTTAGCCAACCAACTACTGGAGAAGAGGCATTTGAAACAGTTAGGGAAATGATGGACAACGGTGTAGATTTAGTTGTGCTGGATAGTATGGCAGGACTAGTTCCGTCAGCAGTCTATGAGGAGACTTTTGGATATAATCCAATGGCGTGGCAAGCCAGATTTGTTAATTCCTCGTTCCCTAAGATTCTTCCCCACCTAAAGAAGGGTTCAGCCTTGGTCTTAATTAATCAGATTAGGTCTAGTCTTGGCCCTGTATCTATTGATGCAATGCCAGGTGGGTTAGCCCAAACATTCTTTGCTCATTCGTTGTTACAGGTTAAACGTGATGGATGGATTGAAGAACCTAAGGGCATTAAGGTAGGGTTTGATATGGATATTAGAATGAGAAAGACGAAGATTGGTGGAGAGCACTGGAACAGTGTTAAGATTCCCTTTAGGATTGAAGGTGGGATTGATGTAGTAGAAAGCTTTATTCGTGAAGCTCTTACCCAAGATCTTATACAACAAAGGGGAGCTTGGTATATGTACGGTGAGGAAAAGATGCAAGGTATGAATGGCCTGAAACACTTTTTCTTAGAAAATCCATCTCGTTTTGATGAGTTGAAGGCTAATGTTACCTAGGGATTATACTAAACAAGAGAACACGATAGCGGAAGTCCTATCTGACTTAGGACTCCGCTATGATACCCAAGTCCCTATAAGTAACTATATTGCGGATTTCTTTGTTCCTGAGCTAGGAATGATAATTGAAGCAGATGGTGTATATGGACATCTCAAGAAACGAGATATAAAAAGAGATGCAGATTTAATGCGTATATATGGAGTTAAAAATATTCTGCATATCAAAGAAAATTCTAAGACAGGGGTGACTGATACATTATGGCAGGCATTAAACAAATTGGAAGAGGAGTACCTACTCCAAAGTCTAGAAAGCGACGAACTACTAAACCCGCAAACCCCGTAGCAATTAATCAAGATGCTTGGCTAATTAAATTTATAAACGATGGCTTAATAAAACAACCCTATCCTAGTAGAGGCGGTACATTCTATCCTTCCATTGTTAGTAGTCCTTGTGAACGATATGTGTATTTAGCTTTTAATGGGCTTATGCCCTCTAGTCCTATAGCTGCAAATGTTAGAAGGATATTTGATTGTGGTGACTACTTAGGATTAAGATTCACTAAATACTTTCAAGAGTTGGGAATTTATATAGATGAAGAGAAACCAACTAAATTTGATAGCCCTCCTATTTCAGGTAGATATGATTATATGATACAACATGAAGTTTATGGTAAAACTATTGTTGAATTAAAATCTATCAATGATAAAGGATTTAAGGCGTTGATTACTGACCCCAAGAGTGACCACTACTTGCAGCTACAAATCTATTTAAATATTATGAATATAGAACATGGGATAGTTCTATACGAAAATAAAAATGACCAGCAAGTAAAGTGTTTTAGTGTAGTAAAAAGTGAGGAGGTCTGGAAACAATTAGTGGACAAGTGTCTTAATATTATGAAGATGACTTCCATTCCTATTGTGTGTACTGGCGAGAAATATTGTAGATGTAAAGAGGTGCCGAATGGAAAAAAGATGGACTCCACAATCAGCGGTTAGAAAAGCTAATCAATATGTAGAAGAAGTAAATGTACCGGCAATGCGGATTGACTTGGGGGAGAGGGAAGAACTTGATTTCTCTACTCTAATGAATGCAGATACTAAGAAACTTGAGCTTTTCCTTACAGTGTATGGTGGGTATAAAGCCCACCTAGAGCGTGAACTGTCTGATGTTTCTTCTAAGAAGAATGCATATGAAGCGGCTTTTGATGAGGCATATTCCTCAGCAATTTTTAAGCTGGCTGAGGAACGGGAGATAATTGGTAAGAAAAAACTTACGAGAGAAGAAGTTAGGGGTGCTGCTTTTGGAGCGTATGATGAACTGAGAGAGATGAGAAAGACTGTGATTGAGTATGAAACTATTCATACTAGAATTGAGGGTCTTCTTAAAGCTTATTCGTCAGGCTTTCAAACGGTATCCAGAATTGTAGCCTTACGTACTTATAAGGAGAGAGACTATGCATAGAGTAGAACCGCAAGTATTTATGATAGCTGAGAATACTGTGAATGATGCTGCCCTTCACAGCTATCTAGACCATATTGGTGCACAAGGATGGACTTCTAAGAAGGGTAATCGGGATGGTAATGAGGGACGTAATGGGCAAGGCCCAGGTGACTTGAGGGAAGTGATTGAAGTCATGGGCAGAGGATGTTATAAGTCTTTCGGGACAGAGTTAAATCCTAATCTTACTAAAGTACGTGGAGATAACTCCTCATACCTTAAGAATATAATTAACATAGGTCATGGTTCAGTATTGGAACATGGGTGGGTGTCTTTTATGATCTGTGATACTAGTCGGGTAGTTACCCATGAACTAGTACGGCACAGGGCTGGCACTGCTATATCACAGGAGAGTTTGCGGTTTCTAAGGCTGGAAGATATGGGCCTCTGGATACCACAAGCATATGCAGGAGATGAGAATTCTACGGATATATTTGAAGAAACGTGGGAATACCTAGAACTCCAATACGCACGGCTTATAGAACGTGCTGAGGTCATTGAGGGCATACCTTTTGATGACCTCCCGTTCAGCAAAAAGAAATATTATACATCTGCTGCTAGACGAGTAGCCCCCATTGGTCTAGCAACTAACATTGGGTGGTCATGTAATATCAGAGCTGCACGACATATAATTGAAATGAGAACTGATGAACATGCTGAAGAGGAAATACGCTTAGTATTTAATAAAATCGCAGGCATCTTAAAAACTAAATACCCTGCTCTATTTGATGACTATGAATCTGCACTTACAGGTTTAGATGAAAATCTAGAGTATACAACTTCTAGTAGGAAAGTGTGATATAATGTACTATCTAGGATTAGACTGTTCAACTAAAGCTATTCATGGTGTTCTCCTTGATGAGGAGGAAAATATCATTGAGCAATTTAAATGGTTTAGTCTAGCCTCAAATTATGAAGATAGGTTCTATGAA